ATTGCTGTAAACAGCAATAGTATGCAATGCTTCGTTGCCGTTAATACCTGGATCAGCACCAATCTCATTATTTGAATCATTGCCAGCAACCCATTCGTTGCCTAATTGATAAAAATTAGTAACTTCGGTACTGTATTTTGGGCCTGGATAAGCGTGTCCATCCAAATATATAATGCCAGCACTTTCAAAATCTCTCGAAGCATAAGTTACAGTGTTTACACCGTTTGCACGTTTATAAACGTTGTAGTGCAGATACTGTTGCTTAACGTTTAACAGGTCGTTTTCAGTAATTGTAACTTCGAACATACCGCGTGTTGCAGGAGTACTGTCGTCTGTAACTGTTGTTAGCCTTTCGATTAGTTTCTTATGATTCTCATCAAACACAACAAAATAATATTCGTCGTCAATTGATACTGGCTTTTGATCTGCATTCAACAGTCTAAATTGAATAACATTATCAATTCCTCTGTATATTTTTAACGTTCTACTGTACACTGGTCTATACTCCACAATGAATCCGCTATCATTCGATACAACCTTTATTCTCTCATTGACTAAATATCTAGGTATTAACTGCATGTAGGATCCTTAATTATAGTGTATTTATTTTAAAATGTTATTAAAAGATATTGAAGCCCAATTTCCTTACGTAAGCGTTGTCGCATATGGCGGCAATGAATACGTTGGTATCATAGCTAACCAGGACCAGTATGTAACAACAATGTTTGTTTACACTGGATTAAAGACTGATGAACACAAGAAGTTGTTATTAGATCTTGGCGAAATTTGGTGGTGGGAGTCAAATAGATTGATTCCGGTTAGCACGTTTTTGCGAAGAGAAATTGAACCAGTGCGTTATTGTATGATGTCAATGAATTCAAAAGACGTAAAGGTAGTTATTGGACCTTGCGTTAACCTTAACAACCTATCGCTAAAACGTGTAAAGCGCAAGAGCGTACAGCTTGTCAAAAAAATTAAGTAACTGATTCGCAAATTAAATTCATGTGTACTACCACAGCCATTGCATACGAAAATGCGTGTGCTTTTTTAAAGTAGTATTGTCCGTCTGTAGGCTTTGTCCAAACTTCTTGAAAAATATCATACCAATCTAAATCAGCCAAATACCTTTTAGCTGGTCGAATAATTGCTAGACATGCTGCCAGCTTTTCGATGCTATCAGGTTTTAGTTTTTGCAATAACTGTTCGTGTCCAGATACATGAAACACCTGATCTGTAAAATCTTTGTACTGCAACAATTCCCACATTGGTTCTTTATCCACAAGTTCTTGCAAGTGCGCTGGATCTCGTACATCTTTGTATATAGATACATTTAAAAAATCTAGTTTAAAATAGTTTCTATCTTCGGCAGTTTTATAATCGACGGTTGCAATATTGTCAATAGGGTTGTGCGGAATAGGTGTAACATAGACACCCGTGTTATGCTTTTTGCCATTCTCTAGCTTTGCAATGTGATGTTGAATCTTTGACAACACTATATCTCTGTCAGCAAAGTCTATGTCAATATCAGGCATTTTTCTTCTCCGTTATTTTTTTCCACTGTTGCTGGCCTACTGGTGACAGTTGACCAATATACTCTTCGCCAGTTTCCATATCAGTTAGTTTGTATTTGTTAGGACATTTTGTAATTACTCGCAATTCAATTGCAAGATCAAAAGCAGGTACCTCTGTTCCGTCTAATAATTTTCTTTTCATAGTTTTGCTTCCTTTACTACTTGTTTCACTAATTCAACATCTGACGATTGTCTCTTAAATCTCATCGCCCAATGCGATGGATTCAAAATATGATACACTATTTGCAATTGTTCGTCGTTAAATGTTGCAAGTAATGCTTTGCCTGATTTACAGTTTAACAATAACCAAGGTGATATCTTTCCGTCCTTGATGTCATACACTGCTCTGTTCGGCGAAACATAACGAAAATAATGATCCCAAGACGATTCATTATTTTTTGCCCAATCGACCATAGTGTTTATTGATCTCTCTAGTGCTGTTTCAACACCTTCTTTCATTATAAGATCAATAGCATACTTTTCGTATAATTCGTCTCTGCACCAGTGGTCTAATTTTACGCCACTGGTTACAACGTAGTCAATATACTTTTCAGGATATAATGGACGTACATTGTTTACAAAGCTTCCAAATTTTACAAATGCTTTATAGAAACTTGACTTGCAAAACTCGTCATATGTCTTTTCTGTTTTGTTGCCTGCACTTAAATTATAAAATCGTTGAAATGCATAAAGTCCTAATTTAACACGCTTCTCATCTTTTTGCAACCATCTTCTTTTTGGTTCACACATATGTACTGCAAGAGTGCTTTCTTTCGAATAGCTTTTCTTGCAATATTCGCATGTGTATTGATTAGATGTCGACTTTGTCATATCCAAGTTCTCTAGCCAACTCCCTAACTTCTTGTTTTGTAGATATTCTAGCAATTAATTCCACCTCGTCTAATTTTTTATCCGGATAAATTTGTTGTAATAATTTAACCGTTTTGTTGTTTGTATCTTTTTTCTGCTTTAAGCCAATCCATGGATGATATTCAATCTTGCCAGTATTGCCTGATGCACACAGCAATAGCCATTGCAGTTTAGGATGTCGGGCGCCGAGTACATTCCAGTTCTTGTTGTAATATTCATTAGTCTTGAATATTGCAAGTTCAACGTCATCCCTACTACCTTTTATACTACTAACGTATCGATTTAGCAACCAAAAACTTACTTGCTTGCGTTGCGCATCAGTTAGCTCATCCCAAACGCTTGTTCCGTTTAAATCAATTGCTGCAAGTATGTCCTTTACAGGGAGTTTTTCTGCTGCCATAGTGCCAAGTCCTCCGGTGTGTTAATTTCTATTCCGTCAAATTCAACTTCAACTACTCCTAGCTTAACGCCGTTTTGTATCCATCTTAATTGTTCAAGTTGTTCAATATCTTCTTCGGGACATTTGCGACTTGCGTTATACATGATTTTCGCTTCTCTGTTGTAACCGTAAACTCCGAGATGGTGATCACCGTAACGTAAAGCAGCTCTGCAAAACCAATGTGCTCTATTTCGATTATGTATTATTTTAACACTGTTTGGATCATTTTGCAAGTTAAAATCCATCGAAGTGAAACAAGTTGCTACATCCGACTTTGACTTTAGTTCACGCTCAACTGCTAAAATAATATCTGTTGTGATGTCGGGCATGTCGCCTTGCACGTTAATATAACGATCGTATTCTAGAGGATCGTCAATTACTTCCATACACCGACTAGTGCCGTTGTCATGCTCTTGCTGACTTATAATAACATGTTCTTCAGGAAAGCGAGCAGCAATTTTGTGACTGTCGGTTAGTACATATGTATCGTAGCCTGTCTCAAGGCATTTCTTATACACGTGATAAACTAACGGAACGCCGTTAAGATCTGCAAGCATTTTTCCTGGAAAGCGCGAACTGTTAAACCGCGCCGGAATTAGTATAGCTGTAGTCATGTATTTCCTTTACTACTTTTTCAAAGTCTGTTAAGTGGAGCATATTTGGGCCGTCACTAGGTGCGTTGTCTGGATCTTCGTGTACTTCTAAAAAGAAATTACGAATACCCAAAGCAGCACTTGCACGGCAAAGAGCAGGGACATAGGCCCTATTACCGCCACTGCTAGTTCCGTTGCCTCCAGGTTTTTGTACAGAGTGTGTCGCATCAAAAACAATCGGTACGTTATAATTGTCCAACATATATTGCATACCAGTAAAATCGGTAACGAGAGTATTATATCCAAAGCTTGTTCCTCTTTCAGTTATCCAAACTTCTTTGGCGCCTTCGGTTTTCGAGAGAATACCCGCGATATCCCACGGCGCAAGAAACTGTCCTTTTTTAATATTAACGACTTTCCCTGTCTCCACGCAAGCTCGGATAAGATCTGTTTGACGGCAAAGAAAAGCAGGAATTTGAAGAATATCAACACTGTTACTATAAACATTTTTAATTAAACTCACTTGATTTTCTGTATGCACATCTGTTAGTGTTCTAACTTTGTATTCGCTTTTGATAGTTTCAAAGTCAGCTAGTGTTGGACCAATGCCAACACCGCGCTTTCCATTAGCACTAGTTCGATTTGCTTTATCAAAGCTAGCTTTAAATATATATTCTATATCGTACTTATCACAAACACGCTTGCACTCTTTTGCAATTGCTGCACTTTGAGCAAGTGTTTCGTGTTGGCATGGTCCTGCAATAATTCTCATTATTCTTCAGCTTTTCCAATTAACGCTAAAACAATAACTGCAAAGAGACCAAATAGGAAACATAGTATTCCCCAAGTTGTTGTATTTCTATTTCTTGTTTTTGCCATTTCGACGCCAAGCCAAGCAAATAGTCCGCCGACGATTAGTATAATAAGTAATTCCATTTTATTTTCCTTTTCTAAGTTTTACTCTGTGCATGGATATTCAATATCTTGTTCACACAAGTATTCTTCTACTGATTTCTTCTGCCCATAGTTGTACATTATTATAAGGGCAAATATAATAATATGCGGCGAGAATCTTTTTAAAAACTTTATCATTTTAGCAAATAATACAAGTTTAGAAGTTTGTCTAACTCTGCTTTAAATGTTGGGTTGTGTTCGGCTAGACTTTCAAGCTTATCGTATGTAGGCTGTTCCAATGCTGTGCCAATAACCCATCTTGGTATTTCGGGTTTATTTGCATACCTTGCATAAACTGTTCTGTTAACACGTTCATAAATTAAAGTTTCACCTGGTATTAAATTACCCATCTTTTCTCATTCCATTAAACACTGTTTTCTTAAAGGTTTTATTATCCTTATCAATACTGTCTATTAATGAATAGTCTAACCCTGTTTCATCTAGCAATGTTTTTAATACTGCAATGTCTTTTGGCAAACAGGTGCCGCCATAGCCGCGCAATCGATTGTTTACATCTAAGTATAAATCTGTTGCTTTTCCTGTTAATATATATGTATCTTTTACAGTTGTGTAATCACTTTCAAATTTATCACACAACTCATACATAATATTTGCAAATGTTATTCTAAGTGCTGCGTATGCATTATTAAAATATTTCAATATCTCTGCTTCTGCAGGTGTTAGTTGCTTGGTGTTTTTAGGAAGGTCGCCGTGTGCAGCAACAATCTTTTTGAAAGCATAGATATCATGGGTGCCGACTGCAAGCAGTTGATGATTGTTAATAAAGTCATCTGCTGCACAGCGCTCTCTTAAAAATTCCGGAACAAAGCATATAATTAAATTTGAATATTTTTCAGACATTGAATCTGTAAACCCTGGAACAATTGTGCTTCGTATAGCTACAATTCCGTTATAGTTATTTTCACTCAACTCTTTAATTACATTTTCAACTTCTCTAGTATCACAACGTCCGTTTTCGTCAACTGGAGTAGGAACGCATATAAATGCAATTTCAGTTGGTAATACTTCTTCAATAGTTGTATCAAATTTCTTGTCGTGCATTATCATGTCATGCCCAAGCAAGTTAAATCCTGTGTAGTTTGCATTGCCCACTACGCCCATTCCTATAATACCTATTTTCATAGTAAGCTTTCTATTGTTTTTCTAAGTCCAATTTTGATCGGAGTATAATCTGTAAATCCTGTAAGCTGTTTTACAAGGTATGTATCTGGGCATCTTCGACGAGCACTTCCAACAGGACCTTCTCTAATTTCTAGCTTTCTAGGATCTACTTCCATAATATCCATAATCAGTTTTGCAACAATACTTATCGCAAGTTCTTCTTGTCGGCCTACGTTTACTGTATAACCTACGTGATTTTCAATAAGTCGTTCTGTCATTTCAACTGCATCGTCTACATAACAAAAACTTCTTGTATCGTTGCCGTTTATATAATATTCACCATTAGCTACTCTTTCAACAAATTCATTAATAAAATGTGTCTCTTGTCCTGGGCCGTATATATTAAAATATCTAATAATAAGATACTGCATTCCACTGTTAGCAATTAAGTTTTCACCTAGTGCTTTTGGAATGCTGTAACTCCAGCGAGGATTTGCGATGTCGTCAAACATTACTGGAACACGTTCGTCTGTTGGAATAGGATACAAATGGTTATCAATTGTACTATTAAAGATTTCGCAAGTACTGGCAAATACAAATTTTGTATTTGAATCCTTATAACGGTTTACCAAGTTGACAGTTGACAGCGTGTTGTTAATAAGTACCGCAGTTGGGTTTTCGTAAAACAATCTCGTTCCATTAGTTGCAGCAAAGTGTACTACCACATCGCAATCTGCCATCTTCTCAGTTGTTGCAGGATTTGATAGATCATCCCCAACGCCATTTTTTATATCATAAGGATAAAGGTAATGTTTGTCATAAACTCGTTTGTAGTAATGACTTCCAATAAATCCTTTATGTCCAGTGACTACTTGCTTCATGTCTTTGTGCCAATAGTCCTGCGTACAATATCGTCATGATTAAATTCGGCCCAATAGAGTTCAAATGCTACTCCATCTTTAACACCTTCGAACTGATGAATCTTGCCTGGCTTAACTTGTGTAAAGTCACCTGCTTTGAGCAGAGTTTCGTCAACTAATCCTGCGTTGTCGCCGTCCTGCCAAACACGTACAATCATTTCTCCGCTTTCAACAAAGAAGCCATTCCACTTGTACTTGTGCTCATGCTCGCTGCACTTGAAACCTTTGTTAAATTCAATGCGGTGAAACTCTAGTACACCATTTGCGTGAATTAGCTCTGTGCCGCCCCATATCTTTCCTGCTTTAATTCCCATTTTCTTTCCTTTACTTTTGGGCTAATTCAACAAAAGAATCACACTTGTATCTGTCTAGCTTATTACAAATATCTTTTGCACTGTTCCATGTAGCAAACAATCTTCCTGTCTTTGTTGTAGGATGAATGTTTACACCAATTTTGTGTATTTCGTTTGCTGGCAAATAATAATATCTTAGTTCATACACATGTGGATTGTAAAGAACAACTCTAATCGGACCAGTCTTTGCACAGCCGCCTGAGCTAATAACATTGCTAATTTCAAGAGCATATGATGAACTTTTCGGCGTTGATGGTGATGGTCTAACACTAGCTGTCTTGCACTCAGATCCATCGTCAAAATCGCAATGATCTCCGTCGATAAACTTGTAGCCTCCAACATGGGCCATTGTGTGTTCAACTAACCGTTCAACTCTCACAATGTCAATATAGTTAAGCATTATGCTTTGTATTTGGTCGTTGTTAACAAAATCTGGATGATGCTTGAATACGATTTCGTTTAGAATAATATGTTCTTTACTTTGCATGGTTTTTCCTTTATATGCCTGTTCTTTTTTTAAATAATTTGATTTAATCGTTTTTATAAAAGTTTTCCAAAATCGATTATTTCACTTTGCCTGTTTATGTCTTTTACGAAAAATGCACAGTTTGGATTGACTCCGTCGTGCAACGGTATGGACAGTAATTGTCCGTTTCTCATTTTTGGAAAGTACCACTTTACGTCATTGTAAAAATTTAATATTTCAACTTTTGCGTACTGTGGATGCGTTCCAGTTAGAGGATTGAAAACAAATGCTTCAAAGCCTCGGTCGTTTAAGCTAGTTAGAGGTAATACTTCTAAGTCGCTTCCTGCGTCACTACACCCAACTGCTAAACACCAGTCTAGCGGCATAGTAATTTCGTGTCCGCCTATTTCTAATACAATAGCTGGGCTATTGAAACTCTCCAAGAAAATCAACGGATTAAAAAAGAAGTCCGGATCTTGTGGATTGCTATTATCTAGTACGGCAAATCTCATTGCTTCGTCTACTGACTCGGGCAACTGATTAAGTATAAATGTTTCGTTTTCGAGAGTTAGTATTCTCATTTTATTTTAATTCCAATCAATTTTTTCTATGGTAAATGGATACTCTGCCTCTTTGTAAAATTTCTTGCGTTGCGTTAAATGCCGCTTTGCATATTTACATGTTGAAGTAATGTCCCATATTTGAACAAAGTCTTTATCTTTTGCCTTTCTTACGCCTCTACCAATTGATTGAATAACTCTCACAAAACTTTTGCCAGGTTCGAATAACACCAAATTAAAGATTCTTGGAATATTAAGTCCAACTGCTGCAACGCCATATGTTGCAATAATAACTTCATTAGTACCTTCTTTAATTGTGTCGTATGTTGCTTTTCTATCTTTGGTTTTAACTGCGCCGCTGATAAAAGTTGCTCCTGGAATTAGTTCTGCTAATAACTCACCAGCTGAAATTCTATCTACAAGTATTAATGTATTTCCTGAACTTTTTACTTTAATGAGAAATTTAGCAAGGTATTCAAGCCGTGCCTGGTCTGTTACTAGATATTTGAGCTCAGCTTGGTAACCGCTGAATGCTTTAGTATCTAGTAACTGACAAATGTTAACGTGACAGTTAGACAGAACACCTTTGTCCTGCAATTCTTTTGCTGTCACGTTTCCTACTACTGGTCCTAAACTTGCTAGAATACTTTGAAACTCAAAGTCCTCTTTTGGTACAGTACCTGTTAGTCCCCAACGTATTGGAGCATTTCGTAGGTTTCGTGTTAGTATGTTCTTAAGTACATCTGCTTTTGCTTGGTGTACTTCGTCAACAATGACTGTTGCAACACCTTCAAGGAACTCTGCTAAACTTAATACAGATAGTCCGTCTTTGCTGCGCTTGTCAAGTATATTCAAGCTTTGCCATGTACAGATGGTGTGTGTTTTACCTAGTTCTTTTCTGTCACCAAAATACACCCCTACGTCAAGACCACAATTAATATAGTCTTCTTCTGTCTGCTCAACAAGGCTCTTGTTGGGCACGATTATCAAGCTTCGTCCAAATGGCTCAACAATCTTTGAAAGCGTAGCTGTAATGATTGTTTTACCTGCGCCAGTAGCAACTTGCTGAAGGCTTTGTGGTGCTTGCATAAAGTTGTTAATAGTTGTAACTTGATAGTCACGAAGTCTTATCTGTTCGCCTTCGCGCGGGTGTCCTTCGGGCCACGTAGTGTCTCCCCAATAGTCATCTGCAATGTCTTCAAAAACTAATTCGTGTGTGTCTCTTCGGTCTTCGATACTGGCAATCTCAACGCCGTTGTTTTCAAGTATCGGAAGTAGTACATCTAAATGATTGAGATATCCGGAGCCGCCGATGCCAAAGAAACCTACTTTGCCATCCCAGCGTCCTAGTTGATAGGTTGGCATGTGCTTTGCGTAAGGCACTTCAAACTTTAATGCGTTTGATAACTTGCGCCTTACGTCAACTGCTAAACCTTCAAATTTAATATTTACTTCGTCTTCAATTATTAACTTACACGAACTCATTATGTTTTTTGTTACCGATATTTTCCTCAGTTAGGCTAATTAGGAGATCTACGCGATCTGCTACAAAATGGCCTACGTGAGTTTGCGAACGCGACTCTGTAAGTGCTAATCCGCATAATGGCTGCCAACCGCTTTTAAGCAATACTTTTGGCAACTTATGTTTACTAATATACACAATCTTTGTGTCTTTGTCAACCCAATTGTTTAATTGATTGTCTCTAACGTAGTCGTTAACATCAGGACCGCCGCGACTTTTAACGCGGAATAGCACCGATTGTAGGTTGTTATTGATATTTGCAAAGGCAGTATGCACAGCCTGTACCTGCGCCAGTGCTTGGTTCTCGTCAACTAATACTAATAGTGGAAAACGATCAAGTGTACTTAGTGCAGATGCTATTTCGCTAACTGGCCAATGTACACTATTAAGCTTCATTGCTGGGGTATTTCTTGTAAGAATTGTTCCAATAAGAGGATCATTAATGTCGGCATCGACGTGCGCAAGGCCGTACCTAAAACGACGGTCATACATCTTAGTTGCCCGGTTAGGATCGTCTGTACTAACTTCGTTGTTAATAAATTCTTCAGCAGTTGGACGAAGATTCTTCAACACTCCGTTATAAAATCCCGGAATAAAATCTTCTTTATGTTCTCGAATTTCTTTAATCTTTGTACTCATATCTAACAACTCCGGATCAATATCAAAATTACGGTCGGCAAATTTATCAATCACCTCCTCAAGAATATCCTCATGCAATACAAAGTGGTGTGAATGCGAACCATTTTTATGGTGATACAAATTTCGCCTTTGTTTTGCTATAGTATCTATGAGAACTATTATCTTTTTATTAAACGGAAAACGAATTTTAATCCACTCGCCGGTGATGTTTGGTAACGCTTTAAGTTCCGGATCAACATCACCGTCGACAATTGTAATTGTCTTTGATCTATCAATTTGACGCAAGGGCATCCTTAGATTATTAAGAGATGGTTCTATATCAACCATTCCTAATTCTTCAAGCTGATCAGCATAGATACGAATCTTTTCCTTAGCTAAGTCGTGTTGACGATTAGTTAGTGCAATATTCCTATCCACTTGCCTAGATAAACTCGCAAGGAGAGGCGCGTCCGATAATGTAAGATCAACGGCAGTGATTTTTGATAAAATATCTTCAATTGTCTGTTTCATGCTAAACTGTAACACATTATAAATGTTGTGTCAAGTTCTTCAGTGGTATGCCCTGTTCTATTTCTTCTACTGTATATTCGGTGTGCATAAGGTCGTTAAACCATTGTTCTCTATCAATTATAGTTGGCTCGTTAATATGTGCAAGGTCGTGTGTTGCTACGTCATATGCAAGACTGCTAGGACCAACAAACGCCGGTATGCCGTTGCGGGTCGCCTCCACTCCAGGGTTGCTACTCCAGTTTACAACTGCCCAGGCGTTGGTGTAGGTTAGGTCAAAATCGTCATATGTTCCTCTAAGTTGGTGAGGATGTTGTCTATAAACGTTGCGGTACTGTCGTTCGATGTGCGGCAGTTGACAACGTGGGTGAGGTCTAAAAAATATTGGCCTGCTTGTGTGTTCTTGTAAGGTTTCGATAGTTTTCATAACCCAGTTGCCCATACTGGGCATTCCTTGCCATTGTAAACTTTTGTCATGCTGGCCGCAAATTAGTATGTGTTCGCCGTCTTTGCGCCATGGCTTGAGTGTGTGACCAAGTTGCGCTGCACGGCTGTTGTCATTGCCTGTAGGTGCAAAGTAAGCGTCTCTGTTTATACCGTTAAGCCCTACTTTCCATGTTGTTCCGCGTTGCAGTCCTCCAACTTCGAGTACAATGACGTTGCGTCCTGTCTTTGTATAATAGTCCCAAACAGGCTTGTTTCCTGTCATTCTACCATTAAACAGCACACTCCATATAACAGCAACGTCGCCGTGCATGTCACTCTCGGTAACTGTGTGTCCTGCGTCTTGCAAGCTGCGCTCAAATGCTTTAAACACTGGCTTGCTGTTTAATGCACCATATTCCTTGAACAAACTAAATCTCATCGTTAAATACCTTATATTATATATTTAAAAGGATTTCCTTATGATTGACATAACTGTGGTAACAACTTTCCACAAACCTGGATTAGAGTTGTACGGACAAAGATTTCTTGACAGCTTTGCACAACGAGTTGATAAGCGTATCAAATTGCTAGCATATGCTGAAGATTGTTCGCCAGTCAATCCAGATCCTAGCCAAATTACAATACTCGATGCAAAGGAAGTATTGCCAAAACTCAATGCATTTAAAGAAAAATGGAAGGATGTACCTAAGGCAAATGGCATTCCTCCAGCTGATATAAAAGCAAGACGTCCAAGAGATTGGCACAAGGAATTTAAGTGGGATGCTGTGCGTTTTGCCAACAAGACCTATGCTGTATACGATGCTTGTGAGCGTAGCACAGACTGGTGCGTGTGGATGGATGCAGATACATTTGTACACAGTGATTGGAGTTATGAGCAATTTTTAGAGCTATTACCCAAGACTAGTTGGATAACTTATGTTGGTAGAGGCAAGGGATCGCAGACGTGGCCAGAGTGCGGCTTTTACGGATTGAATCTGAAAGATTACGACTGCAAAGAGTTTATGAAAGAGTTTGAGCGAATGTATGAGGATGCCGACCGTGGAATCTTTACATTAGAAGAATGGCACGACAGCTACGTTTTCGGTTACATTTTAAACACAATTAAGAAGCAAGCACCTAATGTACTTGACTATAGTGCCGAAATGTATTTGAAGGAAGCAAAGACAGGCGGGGGTGGGCATCCGCTTATTAATACTGTGTTAGGTAAATGGATTGACCACATGAAGGGTGATCGTAAGACCACCGGCAAGAGTTTGCCCAAAGATATAATGGTAAAGCGTAAAGAGGGTTATTGGCAATAATTGCGCATGTGACGCCAACAACTGCCGTCATCTAGTTCACTAAACTTCCAATGGAACATACTGATACGCTCAAGCCATTTTTGTCTATCAAACTCTTTTGGATTCTCAATTTCACTTAAATTATGCTGGGTAACTTCTTTACATTGACTGTTACTAGGATCCGTAACAAATCCATAATATCCGTGTATTAGTGGTCCAACAATGCTACTGCTATTGTGATTAACAACAGCCCATGCTTTGTGCAAGTCTGTTTCGAGCGGCGTGTTAATGCTAATTTTAGTATTGTTTAAATTTGTTATTTGAGGATTTCTTAAATATTCCATTGCTCTTTTATCGCCAGGATGGGCTCTAATCACAATAGTTCTGTCGCTGTATTTTTGAATTTCTTTAACAGTATTAACTATCCAATTAGGTATTGTTTCAGTGCCCATGCTCCATCCGCCATTGCGTTGACAACACAGTACAATGTGCGTTCCTTTTCGCACATAATCATGCAATACTATTCCGGTGTCTTTGCTAATTTGTTTCCATCTTTCTGGATCAGGATTATTGTCACAATAAATTCCCGGAATAGGAAACACTCCATTAAAGCTATATCGCAAGTATCCGTGAGGATTAACTTTATTATGATATAGAAATAGATTAGCATCAGCTGTTGCTACATATTTTTTCTTACTCATTTGTGTATTAATTACATTGCTTCTAAGCTTTAAATGAGACGGTGTTCGGTCAGCATACACCCATCCTTGAATTACTCCAACATCGCAATCAACTATAGAATCTCGTTCGTGGACAATTCCGGTGTCGCCTGCAACGTTGACTCCAACGGCAAACTTTCTCAATAACAATTCTTTTTGTTTATTACTGTTTTTTGCAGGAACAGATTTTAAATAACTAACTACCTTCATTTACAATATTCCAAGCAGTTCCGTTGCGCATTTCTCTTATAGTAAATTGGCAATAAGATAGATGTGCGGCAAATTGAACTGTTTCCTCTTTGGTTGGAAGATAAAGATTTTCAATGTCGTTTATAGAGGTGTTACACAATACAGTTGCAGCATTTGGTGCAAGTGCTATTGCTGGTACACTATATAATAATGCTTCGGTTGCTGCAATACTATTAAATGTTACAAGACAGTATGCATCGTCAAGTGCTTGCCAAATAGTATTTGTAGTAACTCTTTCGTGCCTAGCAGGCTTTAATCTAATTTCAATAGGACGATTTGTTTTAGATTTTATTTCACTAATAGTTTCTTCCATCCACTTGTCTAAATTGAGATTATAAAACTGCATAACTTTATCACTCGGAGGACAGACTAATATTTTGCTTCCGCGAGTTTTTGTATTTCTATAGGACCATCCTAGTTTTCTTAATCTATCTATTGGACGATTGATTACTGGTCCTAAGTTTTGTAAAGCACTTTTTGTAATTCGGTGATAATCTTTTGTTTTACTCGGTTGCATATATCCAGTATCAATTGCATAAAATTCTCTGTTATTTTCCATACAAAATTCTAATGCTCTTTGACTTGTAGCGCCCACGCCTCTAATTATCACTGGAAGATCTTTATGTTCTTCCTTCTCCCATGTTGAGATTGTGCCCGAGCTTCCGGTTGCAAATGCTTCGCATACTGGATCAAAAATTGCACCTTTTGGATATGGTGCTTCTTCGGGAGAAATTGCTACAACTTTTTTTGCTTTTATAAGTTTCATTTCTTTATAAAAATTCCTATCTGGGTCTACAATATGTTCTAGCACTCCTTGCAGGTGACTTTTAATATCGGTGGGTAGATCTAATTTATCAATTGTAACCTCGGCTACTTTATGATCTTCTAACTTTTTTTTTGATTTTCAATTTCGTTTTTTAAATATTGGCGTTCGACTTTGTAATAATCATTTGCATATTCGCAATTCTCGTATTCCGGAAACCAAGGTCCGCCTTCTGTATAGTGAAGTACTTTTGGAGATCCGTCATCTGGTTCAGTGTACCATCCGACAAGCCAGTTATACTCATGACTAAGCTCACCAACTTCGCTATCCGGAAGCCAGCTAAACCTATGCAAGAATGCTCCAGTCTTTGCAGGATCGTTAACAAACTCTTTTGTAACTTTTTGGTTACAAGGATGGCCGCAATTAATAAGCATCATACTTGACCAATTCTTGCGTGGATATTGTGTTTGCTTTTGTCCGTCCATTTTAATACCCTCTTTAGGAGTATAGTCATGTTGCGCACACATGATAGCGTATTGGTCGTCAGCTTGATCAAATATCTCTTTAACATCACAACGGAACACAAAGTCGCAGTCAATGAACATTGCCCATCCATCAAACTCATTTAGTTCAGGAATTAAAAAACGAGTAAAGGTAAACTCAGTTGACGCTAGCTTGTCGCCTCCCCTCCAATACATACCGTTCTTGCGTAAAGTTTTTTGTTTAAGTGGAATTATCTCAACAGGAACACTTGCTAGTTGCTCAATGCTCAACTTAGCAACTTGGTAAGCAATATCTTCTCTACTATCCCATCCTACATATATTCTTAATGGTTTAATCTCGTCTGACAATGTCTTCCTCCACACACTTTTCGCCGTATTGTACTTCTAATATATGACACTGGTGAGCTGTATCATTTGATGCTTTGTGCCACATGCCTTGTTTAATCACATAGCCGCTAGTAAGATCGTGTATATTTCTAATTGTTTTCTTATTCATGTATTCTGTTTGTAAGTGACATGTACCTTTTAGTACATACCAATGTTCCGATCGATGATTGTGCATTTGGTCACTTAGGCTGAAGCCTGGATTGATTACAAGTTCTTTAACTTTGTATCCAGGCTTCTCATCCAGCACTCTGTACCAACCCCATTTTCTTATAGTTTTAGGTGCTTTCCATTCTTCGAGAATCCAACTGCTCGAATTCATTTTATTATCGCCGCCAACGCCCCATGCAAATTTCAATCCGTATTGATGTTTATACATCTTGTATTCAGGACTATTGGTGTCATTGCGGTCGCCGCCATTTGCAAAGATTATTTCAGTGCTGCTTCCGTGTGTTGATAGCATTTTAAATATTGCACAACACGCACTACCGTCATCGTCATTAAATTCAATAACTTGATCAACCATATCCAAATGTTTAATGATGTTTGCGCGTTCTTCAAAAGGCATAAAAGGTCTGCCTTTTTTACGTGTTAACCAAGCGTCAGAGTTAACACCTACAACTAACTTGTCTCCAAGCTTCTTTGCTGCTTTAAAATATTCAATGTGTCCACTGTGTAGTGGATCAAATCCGCCTGTAACTAGTACTACTTTTTTCATACTAGTACTTATTTTCACCAACCAAAAATATAATCTTTTCTGACATTTGTTATTTGCTTTGCGCCAAGGCTTTTAAGATAGGCGCCTGCGCAATACTCTGTATCAGGATGCTGCTCTACTACAATGATAGGTTTGTATTTTAATATAGTTTCTGTGCCGCCTTTTAAAACTTCTAATTCGTAACGCTCGCAATCAATCTTTAATAAACCAAACTTAGGCAGTCCTAAATCATCCATTCTTTTAATATCAATAGTGCCTTTTCCAATACTGTTGTCGTCAACATAACTTGCACCTGTATTCTCACTATCGTATACAAGCTCAATTGTGCTGTTTGTATTGCCAAGAGCAAAATTATTCAATACTACATTTTGTCCAGATACGTTTTTTTCTAAGCATTCGTACACTTCACTAATAGGTTCAAACGCATATATTTCATTAAACTTTTCTGCTAGATGCTTGGCCCAAAGTCCTACATTTGCACCTACATCAATTGCTAGATTAAAATCAGTTATGTGCTTATAAGCTTCATCTCTTACATCGTCTTGATATTGTGCAGGGCCGCCATTCTTAACACGTTTGGTAATAAGTCTTTCAAAATGCGCGTCGCTATCGGGCATCCAGTATTCAAATACTTTTTTCATTCTTTTTCCATTATAACAATATACCATGCACAACACCCGGAATGTTTCTATTCAATCCAAATGTTTTTTTGCTATGTAGAAGCTTTAATTCTTCCAAGTATTCTTTGCTATGTGCCATGTTAATATTTATATAGAAGCGTCTTCCATACCTGCTACGCGCAATTTAACAATGTTAGTTAATTGCCATTGCTTTTGATCAAGTGCCTTTAATACACCTAACCATTTGTTACGCAAAAGCGCAAACTCGTTAATAATCATTTCATAGTCACACACATCTTGCTCACCGTCGACGTACTTTTCTACGTCGCGGCTAGACAATGCTCGTTGATAATTTTCTAAATATTTTTTAAAGAACTTACTACGTAATTTACGTAATTCAATATTCAAGTAATTAAGGATCGCCTCAATTTCTTGCAACTGATTAAATCGTTGTTCGACTATACCGGGCATTTCCGATGCTGCTTTTTCAATACTACCTTTGATCTTAGTCTCAAGGCGAGCCGTTGCCAGCTCGCCTTCGTAGTATTGTATAGCGTTTGGAATTTGCGAAATATCTCTCGAAACTTTGCTATACCAACCCATTTATTCCTCGTACTCGTCTTCTTCATCAGCATCTAAATCAAGATAGTAATTAATAGCATTATCTAAATGATTTTCATGTCCCATAGCTTCTTTAAAAGTTATATCGTCAACTCCATAATCTGCTAATAGATCAACATATTTTTCTGCTGCTAATTCAACGTGCTTCTTGTCTAAATACTCTTTAAATAAGTTCCAAATGTCAGCTACTTGGTCTTCAGTCAATCGTGTTACTCCTCAGTTACGTCAACAACATCGTCAGCAACTTCTGCTGCATCGTCATCTTCGATATTTATAGTAGAAGTTGAATATTCGTCTCTTAATGGAATATCGAGCATAACTCGGTCTAGAAGTTCGCCTGTCCAACGCTTTCTAAAATCGATAATTTCTTCTCCATCAAGCGTAACGTACTTGTAACGATTACCTATCTTTTCAAGAAGACCTTTTGCTTCAATCATGTCAAACAATCCACTATAAGGATCCATACCTGTTGAATAAGGAATCTTTACTTGCACACCTTCAAACGGCTTTGAATAACGTGTTTTCATTACCTTGCAGCCTGCACGAATACCGTGTACTTGTGCTGTTTTGTTACCGTCTGCATCTTCTTTTAGCTTGAGCTTTTTCATTGCAACAACAATACTTGATGCATAAATGAATCCGCTACCACCTGAGATTTTGTCATCTGGGTCAAACATATCTTGTGATGCGTAAGTGTGGTTTGTAACAACCATGCCTACGTTGTACGAACCGAACATGTTAACACAGTTGGTAACTAGTGCTTTTAGTGCCTTTGCCTTACGTCCAAAGTCACCTTTCATATCGCCTGCGTCAAACTGGTTAACTTCAGTTGGCGACATTAACATGCCTAAACTGTCAACTACAAACAATACTTTTGGACGAGTTTCTTCATCCATTGCTTTATAGTCTGACATAAACGTTGATATAGTTTTAGCTACATCGTCAATCATTGCCATATTAAGCTTTAGTAGTTTACTTTCAGATGTATCTACTTTTAATGCTTTTAGCCATGATTCGTCAAGTGCGTTTTCTGTGTCAATTAGTACTACAAAAATGCCTTGATCTTGTGCAGATTTAACAATATTGCCGCTTGCAATATATGATTTACCTGCTCCGCTTTCGCCTGCAAATACACTTACTTTGCCGAGCGGAATACCTCTATTAAAATCGCCACTAATTAGATAATTTAGCGCGAAGTTTCCTGTTGAGATCCAATCTACTGGATCGTGAAATCCTGCACTCATTCCTTGAATAGATTTTGTTAAACTATTACGAAATTTTGTAGGATCGAATGATTTACTAGCCATAGTTACTCCTTAAAAAGCCAAAGATAATAATAGCCCTGATTTTGGGCAGGGCTATTATTTTAATTTTTATGTATTTTGACGTGATCGAATCATTGCAAGGATGTCTTGTGCGCCGCCCGATGCTGTTGCAGTTTCTGCTGCTGCTTCTTCATTTGACTTAAACGGAATATCGTCGTCGTCGTTATCGTCTTCTGCTACTGCGGCAGGTGCTGGCTTTGCTGCTGGTGCTGGCTTTGCTGGAGTCGAGTTTGGATCACCAGTTTTTGCTGATACACCTGCTGGACGGAAGTATTGGCTCCAACGATCTGGATCGTATGGTTCGCCATCAACACTTGCTTCAAACATTTCAGTTAGTACTTTAACTTCAACGTCTGTTGGCTTCTTTGGAAGGAAGTCGCTTAGGTTCAACAAGCCGTGTGTATTGATTGCTGACATTTCTTCATCTGTTAGTGGACGGTCGCGTCTTGCCCAATTTGATGTTGAATAATCTGCATATCCACCTTTGCTTGTTTTAGTAAGACGGAAGTCAACACCACCTGAATAATCAGTTGGAAGTTCTTCCATGTCTGGGTCCATTAGTGCTGATTTAATTAGCTGGAAAATTTGTGGACCGATAATGAATCTACGAATCGGGTTTTCCGGAGTCGTATCTTCTTTTAGTGCATTGTCAGTTACAAAGCCTTGGAAAACGTATGAACGCTTTTTCCAGTACTTGCGACCCATATCTTCTAACGACGGATCTTTAAACCATCCGCGCACTTCACTAAGAATTGGGCAAGTTTCGCCGTACATTTCCATACACGGAACTTGTACTTGTACTGGACGAGAATCAGTCTCGCCTTTAATTCCTGCAAAAGGTAGTTTGATCATCAAACGTTCTGTCCAGAAAAATGTGTTGGATTCGTTTCCATCTGGTAAGAATCTAATGGTAGAAGTTTGACCTTCTTGCATGTTCCAGAATGGGAAAATTGCGTTGTCGCCTCCGGTGTTATTTCCACCTGTGCGAGTTTCTTGTTCTTTCAGTTTAGCTCTGATTTCTGCTAGTGATGCCATAGTTATGCCTCCTAAATTGTTATGCCTATGTCTTTTTCGTAACCTCGTATTTGTTACGTTGTGCCTGTTACCGTGTAGCACATTATTAATACTACACGATATTATTTATCTTGTCAATCTTTATTTTAATTAATTATGAGTTATC